CCCATTACATTTATAGACAATCCAATCCTCTACAACTCCGTCTCCATCCACATCCATCTTGCAATAATGCTCAAACACCTCGTATTTCGATCTGGGGTCTTTATCCTCGAAGTCGCTTCGTTCCTTCGACAACCCGGACACGTTCAACCGGTACTCTTCCTCTTGGGATATGTCGAGGTCATGGCTTCCCGGTCCTTTTTCTAAGGCCTCTTCCACGCGGGCTGATACGAACCTGCCTGCTTTTGCCCGGACTCTCATCTCGGAAGCCGTCATTGCAAGGATTTGTCCGCAATACGCCGCGTCCCTGATGGAATCCGCGTTCGGTTCGATGTAGAACGTCTCCGGGCGCACGTTTCCCACCAAGGGACCGTCGAACAGGATGTTCTTTGCGCGGATCTTCACTATTTCAAATAGCGGGGGGTTGATCGAGCCTTCCACCTCGCCCTGATCCGGCGATTGACTGTCCTCCTGCGTTACCGGAACGGCTTCAAGTATCTCGATAAACGGATTGGCGATTAGATTCTGGTACTCCTGAAGGGTCACATCCTTGAAAGTGGTGTCTTCTTCTTCGTACTCATACTTCCATGTGGCTTTGATGATGGCCGTCTTGAACCGGAGGGCGTTTTTGAACCAGGAATACACCACCTCGAAGTACGGATTCTTCTTCTGCAACTGGTAATAGATAAGCGCGGAAACCCCTCGGGCCTTCTGCTCGTCTTCCGGTCCTACTCCGGTGATTGCAACCGCCGTCTGAGTGCCAGCGAAGATACGCATCAACGACGGCATGATCCATTCAACGGCGTCCTGCATATCTGTTGCGACGATCTTAGCCCTGCCATCAACTTCGTTTCCGTAAGGCAGACCCCGGTACTCGCTGTGCATCTGCTGCCGCCATTCGCTCATCGTGTCGGAATGGGAGCGGGCGGCCATGATATCGTTCTCAACAAGCCTGCCCAACTCCTCGGCTGTGATCGTGCGTTTCTTTCTTGGGTTCATGCCCTATTCCTTCCGTGCATCGGGGATACGCCCGCGTTGATTCCTTCTCCGCACCAGAAATCTCCTGGTCGCTCGGCTGCTGGTGGGGTTGGGTATCTCCTGCACTCTCCCAACGGTTTCCCCTCGCGGGTTTTCTTATCCAATGGCTCCCAGAAAAGACAGGCGGAACACGGTATACGGTCCATAAATCTCCTTAATTAATAATCATCGAGCATTGAGGAACTTCGATCATCGCTTCCTCTTCTACCCACGATCCTGGGAAGTAGCACTCCTTTATGACATCGTACAGATACGCCAACATGTTGATCCCGTCGTCGTGCCAATACGGGAAGTTAGACATCTCCATCTTCAGCCGCTCCACGTAGGCCACGGGAATAGTTGATGAATAATTGAGTTTCCCATTGTTCAGGGGCCACGACAAAGCACCTTCGATGAACTTCCTCTTACTCCTGCCCGCTGGCCGAAGGAGAACGCCTACATCCTCTTTCTCGGCAAACGATACGTGCCTACCCCGAGCGCTTAATGCGGCCGATATGTGAAGATGCGTAGTAACCTGCCCGACTTTCTCCACACCGAGTCTCTGAATCATCCCGGCGTTCAGATACATCCTGACCGCCTGCTCGATGGCCTCCGATTCCGATGCGGGGGATATCCACAGATCCTCGATGAATACCTTGCTCTGCCCCACATCATCGACTACTGGTTCCACGCCGATCACGCCGATAGCCCAGGAGTCCGTATCCTTCGTGATATTGCTGTCCAGATCCCCGGCCTGGTCGATCAACATGACCCGGTACAGATCCCTAGGTATATCCGACCGCTCCACTTTCACAAGGAAGTCGGGATTCAACCGCCGGTCGGCATCCGGTGTCGGATCCAGCAACTGCTGAAAATTGAAAGTACGGGTCAGTTTAAGGTCGTCCAGTCGACCCTGAGATATAAATACAGGCTTCCCGTTAGCAGTCCCATCGTGCGTTGCAGGCTTGAACCTGTAGAAATATCTCGGTTTTCCCTCCAGGTCCTTCTTGTCCCTTATGTAGATCAGCGGGTCGCTGTGGTGATAATAAGTGCCTACCACCCTATGATGACCGCCTTCCTTACCGATGTTCTGAGACGAATCGAATTTCGTCTTCACGGCCTCCATCACATCCAGCGACCGCGCCAAATCCTCCGTCGATATGTCGTCGTACACCCTTCTATCGAAGTGCATACCGGTAGGCATACCCTCCGTCAATCCCCACGCGCTGACGTTAGGTTCCGCCATATTCGTCTTGCGGCGAAGTATGATTCCCTCATCCTGCGTCCATAGAGGAGACTCTTTCTCGCAGTTGTTCCAGATGACATCAGGAAAGCATGACCGTAGAAACGCCGACGTATGGAACGTCTCTTTGATCTCGAACAGAAACTTCTTCGCCAGCGGCTTAACGTATGAGAATATGCCAGTTGATTTCTCCGGGTACTTCAGCGCGAACTGGATCGTCTCGCCTTTGGTGATGATGGATGACTTCCCGTGCTCCCTTGCCCAAAGGTCCAGCGTGAAATCCTTTGGTCCGTCCTCCACCTCCCTGCATACATCCACCCAAAACGGATGATTCGCAACCGAATAACCCATGCCGAAATACAGCAGGAACCACAGGTCGTTCAACAAGAGCGCCCTGCACACGCTCAACTCATCCCACTTGCCGTTTTCGTCCGTATATCCTTCCGCCACCTTCTTCATGGCGTCTATATAATTGTGCCGGTAATTACAATCGGGGCGGGGAGTGAAGTCAATCCCGTTGATCTTTATCGTCACGCTCGACCCGCCAAATCGTGTGCAGGCCACCGTTTACGTTCCGCATCTGCGAACGTGATGATTCCACGGCTCACCTGTTCGAGAACCCACGCGAGTTCCGGATGCTCATGCACACTTCGCTGATACAGAGTCATCAACATATTTCCGGTAGAGGATGAATTTCCGTAATTCAGCAACACAGCCCCGGGAGGGTCCGCAGGGACTATCGCAATCAACAGGAACGCCTCCACAGGGCGGTCCGGTTGGTTGTTGATGTGTATGTCCACCGGATGTCCGTTTTCAATGTGGAGTGTTACTTCCTTCATTCCTCGTCCCCATATATGAGAACTTCGCTCAGCTCGTTCATCACGGCGTTTTCAATCTCAGCCTTCAACGAATCTTCCGTGGGTTTATCCGTATGTTTGTGTGCCCTGTTATATCCATACGCAACCCCATCTTCAACCGCTCTCGATACGATCTCATAGGCGTTTATGCGTATGTAGGGTTTAACCTGTACCTTCTTCATGCCTCATTCACCCTTACCTGCGGACATTATTCATGGTTAATCACCGCAAACCCGTGCGTATATTGAGTTATACATGACAAAATACCGGACATTGATAAAGCATATCTTACTTTACAGCTTGACATTTAGATATAACCCACTCGGAGTCCCTGCGGATGATCCCTGTAGGGGCAAATAAATCACGCCTCGTTCACCCAACATTTGATGCGAGGCTCGTTGTACTCCTCGAACGATATCTGCGTACACGCCCAACCCAGATCAATCGGCGAGTACAGTTTCCTCTCGCTGTAAGGAGAAAATTCGTCCATGCTGTAGGACTTCATAAAACTCCCGGTCTGTATCAAATGCTGCTTCGTCTTCCTGTAAGTCGAATGAACCGGATCGGGGGTGAACATGATCCGGTTCATGCCCGCAGATAGCCTGTGCGTATGACCGTGCGCGGCTATATCCGATGCGAACCACTGCGCCGAACTCGCCAACGTATTCAACGCACCACCAGGTGTCTGAGCGGTAGTTGGCTTCCCGTGGCTTACGAAGTAATTCACCGTGCGGGTTCTTGCATCCCGAGAACATTTAGCCTTGTACCACCTGAATACGAAACTCACCCAACCCGCATACCCCAACCGATCATATCCCAACGATTGACTCAATCTGTACAACGGGTCGCTATCCGATGCCTTCAGGTAACTATACCCGTGATTCCCGTCCACGCCAGCCACAATCTGACCCTTCAACGGCATCAGCAATTCAATCAAGTCGTCGGTAACTAAGTCTATAAAGTTACGCTCACCCCGGTACTTCTCGGCTACGTTCTTCGGGTCAAACCGCTTATCCGCCCTAGACACCGCATCTATCTCGTCGCCCATCAGGATGAACATGGTATGTTCATCACCTGCGTACTTACTGACCATCTTACGCATCAATCCAACATCGCATTGAGTACTGCCGTAATGGAAATCTCCCGCAAGGACTATCTTAAATTTTGATTTTGCTTGATACGGTAAATGTATCGGCAAGACCCTCATATGGTTGCCGATCTATTCTTATTTGCTTCTATCCATGCTTTACGTTTTGGACTATTATACCTAATCCTATCGTGCATCCTGAAACACTCACGACAAGACCTTAATCCGTTTCCCTGTTTTGTCCGTATCGTGTTTTCTTGTGTAAACTCATGTCCCCGTTTGCAATGTGTCTTCAGTGCGTTAGGAGAATATTGTCGATGTTCTTTCCTTGGCATCAACCCCATATGAGAGGGGTTTACGCATCGCCTGTTTCTACAAGTATGGTGTACCTCATTCCCGGCGGGTATTTCTCCACGTTCTATGGAATAGGTGTATCTGTGTGCCCCTACCTTTTCTCCACGGACTCTTAAAGAACCATAACCGGTGCTGTTCACTGGTCCAGTCCAAACTATACACCCTTCCTCGCCTGGACTAATGTTCCCAATAAGATAATCAAGTGCTTTAATGTCTACTTGGACTCTCAGGCTGCACTTCCTCTCTCACGGGTTCGACTCGACTCCTCCTGCACCAACGCCTTCAAATCGCCGTACAGTAGAATCGTCTTGGACATTATAGGGCGTATCTTCGGTCCCATAACTTCGTGCTTCTCCTCCAGCATCTCCAGGTACGCACCAATATCCAGACACTCCTCTAAAGCCTCATGCGCCAATATGCGATTATCAGTAGCAGGATCAAACTCGCCGTATATAGCCAGTCCATGAACGATCCTCGCACGGTACTTCGCGGTGAACTCACGGATCAGTTTCAGGCGGTCCACGGATGCGGGAGTCATCTACGCCACCATCGCGGCAGTCCTGCCAGCCTCGTACAGATTCGTACCATCGCTGATAAAATTAACGACGAACACCCGAGCCGTCGTAGTCCCCGTCGCAAGCGTCCCAGTCGGCTTGAATCCCGAGCCGAACGTGACTACGAACGATGACGCTCCGCTGGTAAGTATGAGAACAGCGCACCGGACGCCAGCCGCAGGAACGGTGGTGGTAAGCGTTCGCGCCGCCGTGACGGTTAATTTCGTGTTGATGTTGGTGGCTAACGCCTGCGCCAGCGTATCGTTCGCCAGCGTCACAAATCCAAGCGGTTGCAACCCGCTTGCCGCGCCCTTCGACGCAATAAACGTGTCGATCTGCGAGTGGGTGTTCGTACCCTTGTTCGTAAGGTTCAGGTGGTCGGTTGTGCCAGCCGGACCCGCATCCCCCTGGACTCCCTGGGTGCCTTGAATCCCCTGTAGACCCTGTATTCCCTGTGGTCCCGGAACTGTACTATCTGCCCCAGCGGGTCCGGTCTGGCCTTGGATGCCCTGAATACCCTGCCCACCAGAAGCACCGGCATCGCCTGTGTCGCCCTTGATCCCTTGAATGCCCTGTATGCCTTGATCTCCCTGTGGTCCCGCAGAGCCGGTTGCTCCGGGATCACCTTGGTCTCCCTTTAGTCCCTGCGGTCCAACCCCACCAGCACCCCCCGCAGGCCCCTGAATCCCCTGTAAACCTTGAGGACCGGCGACAATGCTATCTGCACCGGCAGGGCCTTGGGGACCAACAACACCCGCACTCCCCGCAGGACCACGCGCCCCCTCATCCCCCTTCGGACCCGCAGGCCCAGGAACCGTACTCGCCAAACCGGGAGGACCGGGCGGACCCTGCATGTTCCCGATCAGAGCCAACTGCCACCCTCCTTCACGTACAAATCCAACGTCACCGTATTGATATAAAAATCACCGTTCATACCAACCAAATTAGACGGAATCCCTGCCCCCAAATAAGCGTTCGACGCATGACCCTGAACACCAGACGCCGCTACAATCGTCTCAACCTTCGCAACCGCAGGAGTCCCGTGCGTATGGTCCGCACGAGCATACGCCAGACTCACGCCCCTACTCGCCTCGCCCCCAAACTCGGTCGCCGAAACAACACTCTCGGAAGGAGGAACACTCGCGGAAGAACGGCGAGTCGGACTCGACACAGAAACACCACCACGATCATAACGGCGAGGACTCATACCCGACGCCTCTCGGCAGCCGCAACCCGCCTGACATGCTCCATGAACCGACTTATCAACTCAACATCCTTAGCATCCAAACCCCCCACCGGCCTGCAATACAAACGACCCACAGCCCATGTAATCCCTATAGCCCATACCACAGGCACCACAACAAGTAGTTCGGTCATTTTAATATCGACACATCCTTGTCGCGGTTTATCGGCCCCGGCAAGTCGGCAAATGGGTGGAACTTGGTAGCACCGATAGATTTACGCATCTCGGGGGTGATCTTCATGGAGTGGACGGTTTCGGCAGGCGTTATCATCGCCCAGTATTTATCGTAATGGTCGAAGCGTTCCTTCTCCGTCAATCCCTTCCAGTAGGCTTCTCTCACCGGAGCCTGTATCCCAAGGCTTCTCATTACCAAGTCGGGGGTTGCGTTCCCTATGGGGGTTTTCGCTCCGGGTAATTGCGTCTTCTCCACCTGCACTCCGTACTGCTTCCCTATCTTGTTGAACCGGTTGACCATCGACTCGTCGTATAACTTGGTGGCCCACTCGCCGCCTACCTTCAGGTCGAGGCCGGAAAGATTACGCTCCCTAACTCCAATGCCAGCAGAACTCGCGTTGCGGCCTTGCGACTGGAGTAGTTTCTCCGCCGCGTCCTTCCCAATATGTTCCGCCAATTTTTGTTCGGTACCAACGTAAATGTCGTCCATAACCTTGTTCCCGTTCAAGTCCCACGCGGAGATGGTACCGCCGGAGAATGGACCTTCTAATTTAGCCTTCGTTACTCCTCCGCTCATGTTGTCATGCAACTTCACTACGCTTATCTTCTTCGACAGGTCATACCGGTCGGCCTGCTGTGCGCCGGTAGTCCACGTCAGTCGGTCATACCCGCCGTCAGCCGCTTCCTTCAACGTGCGACGGGCCATCAAGTCCTGCCAGTTGTCAACAAGGGGAGGTGCGGGTGTAGTCCCAAGTAACCAATCCGCATCGGCCCGAGTAGGGAATGGACCGGCAACCTCGTTGTCTCCGTCGTAAACGTGCCACCCCCTGTCCGTCTTTTCTACCGTTAAACTTTTCTTTTCCTTTCGCAGTGAACTCGCCCAATCGCTCTGCCACTCCTCGACGTGCAACGCCTTCTCGCCAGTAGGCAACACACGGTCGTTCACACGCATGTGGGCGACTACGTTCGGCTCGTCCCAATGGCCGCCAGAGAAGGCTTTACTCATGTCTGGCGTATCTATCTCTCCGACGAGGTGCTGCGCCTTCTTTGTTGGCACCGGAGTCGTCATCAGTATCTCGCGGTAGTTCTCGCCGCCGGGAGTCTGGTAGCCATGGAACTTGGTGGGGCTCTTCAGTCCATAGATATAATCGGTCGCCTCTCCTTCGTTCCTGCCGGAGAATAAAGTCCTGCCAGTATCTATCGTCCTGACGTCGTACTCCCCTGGATAATCCACAGAGGGGGCAATGCGTAGATTTTTTGGAGGTCCACCCTTCACCACTTCCTTCAACTGGTACGGATTCTCATCCAGGTGCTTCATCACCTCCGCAGGATGTACCTGTCTACTACCCTGCGATTCAAGGTACTGAGTCAACCCACGGGCCTCTAACTCAGCCTTGCTCGCACCACCCTGCATCAACTTCGACTCAATCACATGCCCAGGTAACGACTTAACAGCTAACTTGCCCAACGCCTGCTCCACCGCAATCGGGCCAACAGCACCAACATCGTACATATAATTCTCGCTAACCTTCGTAGCCAACGGGTTCGGAGGATCCCAAGCATCAACCCGCCCCGCGAACTCATCCGTACCAGGCAAGTACGGCCTCAACATGCTCTTCCCCTGCTCACCCCAACGCTCCAAAGTCTTAGGGTCAACAGTACCCACAAGCTTCTTCTTCTCTGCCTGCTGAGCCGCAATCTGGGCGGCTACAGTCTGAGCAAAGTAAGCATCGTATTCGTTCACAGTAGGAGCCACGTCAACTCCTTAACTACTTTTGAAAAAATTACGCGCACTTCTGAAAGGGTCTTACCAGTACAAATACAGATACGATTTCTGACCCCCACCCCCGGTCTGAACCTGCATCTATCCACGCCAAACAATCACAACATGAACAATGTTCATTATCAGGGCCACCCTGTGTATAGACTGTGTCCGGTAATGTATTATATGTCAAATAGAGTTATACTAAATCATTATTTATTAGTTGATTCATATAGTTACTTCATCTGTTTTACTGTCCAACACATCAACTACGATTACATTATTGTTAATTATGTCTTTTTCACTACAGGTGGTATGTGGGTTTAGCACTCCGAGGTTGATTTGAGTGAAACTGATGTGCTGTGTTGAAGTTTCTTGGGCCTTTGGATAGGCACGATCCAGCACTGACATCGCACAATCTTTTATTGTAGAGTCCTTCGGCAATATTCCGGGTTCAAGGACGATAGCGTTTCCAGTTTCATCTTTACCTGTTTTCCTACCGATTGGTTTACCTTGCATGAATGTGTCGACTACGTTTTTGGCTGATTTTAGTCTTTTCTCGGTAACGTATTCATCT